CACAGCACTCATCGCCTTGTCGTTGATCGCCTTCTGCAACACGTTCCGACGCATCACCTGACGCTTCTCCAACTCCTGAGCAAACTCAGATCGCTTGTGCCACCCCCACACAGTCTGACGATTTACCTTCAACACGCCAGCAACCTGACCATTAGTCATGCCATCCGCTAGCATGTCCAAGGCCTTCAACTGGTTCTGGTTCAAAGGTGGTCGGTTAGCCATCTATGCCCGATAGTAGCCGATTTGGCCGGTAGGGGGTTGGTATTTTTTGGGAGGATATCGAGTTGTAAGGGGCGGGATGTACAATACTACAGCGCTGGGAAGTTGGTCCGGCTTGATTGGGGGCCCCCCACCCCCGTGCATGCCCACACACACGCTCGCGCGCACGCACACACGCAGCTGCGCGTAGGCGCACGCCAGGCACGCACACGCACACGAGGCGCACACACACCCACACGTGCGAGGTTCGGTGTTCAGCCTACCCACCACACCGCCGGGTTCGGAACCGGGGACCACGGGGGAACCTGGAGCCGGGGATAGGCATTGAGAGCAGGGAGTCAGGGCTGGAGAGTACTGGGCAGAAGAGGGTGAGAGATCCCACCCCATCCACCCTCACGCCCCGCAATCATTCCACCACGTCAACAAACCCCACAAACCGAATACCCCCGCTTACAGGCTCCAATGGCCGATATTCAGACTTTTTTTGCCTCTGTCTCATTTTTCTGTAGACATCCCCGTTGACCGCCCGGCAACATGTGGATACTTGGCCTTCAGTCAAGCAACCCAAACCACCACAGGACAACAACATGAAACGCTCATTCAACATCACAGTTACCATCGAAACGGCTGGCGATAACCACTGGATTCACACTCATTCACTGCGAAATGAAGAACTAATTTCACTCACCCCCGAAAAGGTAGAAAGTGAAATTAGCCATCGTCTCCACTACCTCGGTAAAGACCTCCTCAGCGACACCGATGGCGTAACCCTGACGCGGGTAGCAGTTGAAACCGCATAACCATCAACCCCATGGGGGGCGCAAGCCCCCCACAACCACCACAGGAATACGACATGACTACCACCATTACCCCCGGATGCTTTGACGAATATGGCGACGGACACACCACCCACGACAACGAGTGTCACTTCTGCCTAGAGGCACAAGAGGAAGCCACGAGGGACTTTCTCAAACGCCAGTTAGGCGGCAACATAGGCCTCAATGCGGACTGGTGCGTATCCGCTTGGCACATCTACGTGGACGGAGAAGACCGATACCTCTTGGACATGGAAGACGGCACATACGAGGTAGTCACACGCAAGTATCGAGAAGACGACAACGACGACATCGAAAGCGTCGAGTCATTCCCGGAATCACGGTTGGTGGAATGGGTCATGCGATACAAGTCCCTCACCACAACCCAAGAGCACCCATGTGACGCATGCGGCGTACCCGTACCAGAAGATGAGCACCTAGGGCACGACAAGCCAAACGGCGACACCGAGTATCTATGTGAAGACTGCTTTAATCCCCAAGACTAACCAACACACTAACCACCACAAGGAACGACATGAACACCAACGACCTATCACCACAAGAAGCGAAAGACCTAAGGCTACTCCTTGAGCAGGTAACCGACCTGCGAGAAGAGCAACTGTCAGACATTGGAAAGGACTTTCCTTTTACTGAGCCAAAAGAACGCGACGAAATAAGAGGCCACATCAAGCGCGAGATCAACATAGCAAAACGGGTGCTGGCACACCTAAACCAACCAGCACACACGATAGACACCCCACTCCAAGGGACCATAAACATTCATGATGCTTTCGTGACCATGACTGTTCCCGTCTCGGTTGCCATGCGCGTAGCCGACAACGAGTTGGGAGATAGCCACACAGACGCAGTGTTCAACGTGGAAAAGATGCTGACCCAAGACCTTGAGGAAGAATACGGAATCACCCTTGAGTTGGCACAAGAACACCACACCAAACAGGGGCACTACCCCCAAAGCTGCACCGACTAACCAACAACACAGGAGAGACGAGTCCGATCCTCGCTGGCCAGCCCCGGCCATATCTACGGGGCACCCACCACACCCACCACACAGGAACATCATGTACCGCCTATATGTAAAACTCCCAGACTCCAAGCGCTTCTCACCCGTTGACTGGAACACGGGAACGCTCGTAACAAACCTAATCTACGCCACACTATTCACAGAGCAGGAGAAGGCACACCTGATAGCAAACGACTTGGCACACCCAGACAACGCGCACATAACATTCGAGTTTAGACGCGCCTCCTAACCACCACACACCCACCACCACAAAGGAACACCATGTCACAAGTACCAGCGAGCGCCGCACTATGGACGGGCACCACAACCAACACCAAAACCGGGGACATCCCCACACTATGGATAGGCACCACAAGAAAGGAAAGCCTGGCTAGCTGTGATGGCTGCCCACTACGCCCCAAGTCAGTAGGCGGAAACGGATCCTGCTATGCACAGGGAGGCACACCAGCGATAGCACATAGCAGCATGATTAGAGCCCTGAAACGTGGCAAGGATTACAGCCTACGGCAAGCACTCAAGACAGCCAAGCGTAGTGCAAAGATGGCACGGTTCGGTGCTATCGGGGATCCCGGAGCACTGCCCAAGTCATACCTGGATAAGGCTATCGCAGCCGTGCGGTCTATCGGTCTTGACGTGGTCGGATACACGCACCACTGGCGAGTCAAGCCACACCTTGCGGGCGTATTCATGGCTTCATGTGATGACCTATCCGAGGTCGACGGCGCGCTAGCCGCTGGGTTCCGCGTTGCCGTGGTTCTACCCTGGAACCACGAGGGTAGATTCACCACACCTAACGGAGCCAAGGGGATTGTATGCCCTGCCATGGAAGCCGAATCCAAGGGTCGCAAGGTCACCTGTAATGATTGCCGACTCTGCGACGGTAGCAAGCCCGGACCCGTGATCGGATTCCCTAACCACGGACCACAAGACAGCCACAAACGACGCGCGGCTAAGAATCAGCGAGCCCTGATAGGATCACACGGCCACCACACACCAGAAGACAGGCGAGCCCTGGCCCTTCTAAACCTCGATATCTAACCCACCACCACCACACACAAGGAATAGAACCATGAAACTTTTCAAACCACTACTTGAAATTATTCGGCTGTGGACTATCGATCCAGTGCCACTTCAACTCATAAGACTGGAGTGGAATGCACGAGCCCGACAGGGGCGCCAAGGATACTCAGAGAACCCGGATCAACTTGATTCGGTAACCGATGCCGCTGTTAAGCAAGGCGTAATAGTTGAGGTCAAAAACCCGAACGGGTCCACATCCTATCAGCTAACTACCACCACACCACAGGAATAGAACCCGCCTAACTTCCCGCGTAGCCCCCTGGTCTAACTAACCGGGGGGCTTATGCGTTTTATCCCCTACCCTCCAACACGCGGGAGATACGAGGCAGCAATCGCTATTCACCCACCATCTTCTTGGGTCCATGTAGCAACTGGAGCACGTTGTTGTGCTTCTGTTCAATCTGTTTGCGCTGGGCTTGTGCCCGGTATGCGTTGCGGAATGCTGCGCGGATGCTGGGTATCTCCGATGCCTGGCTTCTGCATAGGAATGACCAGCCACCCACGGCCTGGATTGCATTGGCGATCCGATCATGCTCGTCCGGCATGGGATGCAGCGGTCGTTCTACTGGGCACGGTGGAGAGGGCCATCCGTACTGGCGGACTGCTGCCATGCATTCTCCAAAGGCCTCGTCTGCACGGTCGATGTCACTTAGCTGCGTACTGGGCGCGTGCCCCAGGAGCACACCGGGTGGCGGCCACCACCGACAGTCCGGGCTGCTGATGAATGAGTGACAAGCCGACATGGCTTCCTCATCCGACAGGTCCCCCAAGGCAATGGTCCAGATGCCAATGGCCTCTTCAACCTTTCGGGGTGTGGTCCACGCTGGTGGGTGCTTGATGCCCACAGCCTCCAAGGTGGCGAAAATAAGTTTGATTGTTTCTTTGGCTGCCATGGTTCTCTACTCCTGGTTGAAATGGTACACGTTGAGGGGTGCTTCTTGCTCGTCCAGTTCCTCCATCATCTCACGCACCCCCTTGGGTTTGGATGATGCCTGGTTCTTCTCGAATGAAGCCTCCAAATACTTGTGGAACTTTGATGGGGAGATGATGGTGTCAACGTTCGTGTTCCTCTCTCTGAGAAACACAGCGTGGTTGTGCTCGGAAAACAACCACCACTCCACGACACGCAACACATCGCCCTCGCTGTATTCCTTGACTCTGGCGCGAAGTACCCTGCGTCTGGGTTTCGGTAACTCCAGCTTCCGGGTGTGGCCTGCCCTGGTGCGGATGGCGTTTACCTTCTCCCATAAAGCATCGAGTGAATCCTTATCTGCCTTATGTGTTTTGTTAACTGTAGTTTGTAGAGTTGTAGGTGTATTAAGAACAGCACGCGCGCGCGAGTGTCCGGTATAGGCGTCCGGCGCAGGCTCGCAAGTAGTTGATATTGTTGGGGTGGCTGTCACGTTTTTGTCCGGTTTCTGTCCGGAATCGTGAGAAACCCAATGATTACGGAAGGTTACGAACTCCTTCTTGAAGTTGTGTGACTTCCACTTGGACCACCCCGCATAGTCCATGATGTCCCGTACCGTGACGGTGCCTCCACTCGACACCAAGTGCCACATCCACAGGTGAACAACCACGTCAGGCGCAGGGTTCTCCTTGGTCCATCGGACCTTCATCAACTCCAAGGCCATGTGCTTTGGTGCTGGCTGCCACTGCTTCATTGCTCTTCTCCTGGTGGTGGGCTCGTGAGTGGGAACACTTCAACCTCGACGTGTGGCCCCTCATCCCGTGCTGCATACAAGTCATAGCACTCAACGTAGCAGACCAAGGCATCGTCAAGGAACACCCCACCACCGTTGCCGTTTCCTACCTGGAGGCTATCCAAAAGCGCCTTCAGAAAGTTGTCAACGTCGCCGCGCACCGGGCGGAAATGCCTGCCTGAGCTATGTCTACGGGCCTTCAGCTTCTGCGGTCTCCTGTGCACAAAGCAAGCCCTTACGCCGACAGGAGTTGACATCGGCTCGTGCCTCCAATGGGCCTTGATGATGGTGCTGGCCATGGTCAGCCATGCCCTCGTTGCCTTGGGAAGGTACGCCCTGGCGACACCTCCCCTGGTGGTGACTCTCGGCCTGCCCATGGGCACGGGCTGTCCCGGTATGGTGCATTCAAACTTCATCGGTTGCTCTTGCTCAACAGTTCGATGGCAATCATTCTGTCTCTCCATCCCATCCTCAACACCGAAAAATATGCGTGAAGGTAGGCAGCGTTCGGAGTGCGGTGCCCATTTTCCCAACGCGAAATCGTGCCCTTGCCATGAACAGGCACGCGCCACTTCTCCATCTCGTCTGAGACATTGGCCAGGCTCATGCCTACATCGCGCCTCATCTGCCTCATGAACCCGCCAAACGTGGGGCCTCCATCCCATTCAATCTCATGGGGCTGGGGGTTTCCAGGGGGTGGACAGTTGTTGGTCTTCATGGCCTCTACTCCTTGCTATAATGTTTTTGTGTTGCCAAACGGTAACACACCATGCTATGTCTTGATAGCACTTTTCACCACAAGGAGCAAAGATGAGTATCACACAAGAGTTGTTTGAATCTTTCAGCGCGGCTGTCGCCCTCGACATCCAAGGACGGGTGCCACCACAGGCGGTATCCATTGAGGACACCCTCGCTGAACTTGAACGCCAAGCCGACGCGGT